GCCGATCCACTGATGAGCCTGAGGGCCTTTGTGGATATTGGCGGCACCGGACGCAATGCAGACGCATTCGCGATTTGGATCGCCCAGTTTATCGGCAAGGAAATCCGGGTACTCAATTACTACGAGGCGCAAGGCCAGCCACTGGCAACGCACCTCAACTGGCTGAGGCAGCAGGGCTACACAAGCGACAAGCTCACGATCTGGCTGCCGCATGACGGCAACACCAACGACAAGGTCTATGACGTGTCGTACAAGAGCGCCCTGACCGATGCCGGCTATGCGGTCGAGGTCGTGCCAAATCAGGGCAAGGGCGCGGCAATGGCCCGGGTTGAATGCGCCAGACGTGCCTTTCCGCAGATGTGGTTCAACGAAGCAACAACGCAGGCCGGGATTGATGCCGTCGGCTGGTACCACGAAAAGATTGATGAAAACCGGAATGTCGGGCTTGGCCCTGAGCATGACTGGTCAAGCCATGGCGCTGATGCCTTTGGCTTGATGGCAATTGTATATGACGCGGTGGGCGCTGCCAGCCCGCAAGCGCAGGCGATCAAATACAAACAGGGACGGTACATCGCGTAATGAAAATGGACTGCAAAACATGAAAAAAATGACGGATGAAGACCTGCTTGATATCTTGCAGCGCCATGAAAATTCAGCAGCGACTTACGTGCATGGTCAGCTTGGCACCGAGCGCGAGCTGTCAATGCGTGAATACCATCGCCTGCCCTATGGCAACGAGGAGGACGGCTGGAGCCATATTGTCGCCAGCGACATACAGGATACCGTGGAGTGGATACTACCGGTGCTTCTTAAAATATTTTCAAGCACCGACAAGGCCGTATCTTTCGATCCGACGCGCGAGAGCGATGTCAAGGGTGCCGAGCAGGCGACCGACACCTGCAACTACGTGTTTTTCAAGCAAAACAACGGATTTCTGATCCTGTACACGGCTTTCAAGGATGCGCTCACGGTAAAAAACAGTGCGACCATGTGGCGCAAAGAGACGGTAGAGACGGTTTCAACCATCCCGTTTAAAGGTGCCTCTGAGGAGATGATCGCCATGTTGATGCAGGGCGAAGACGCGCAAATCCAGGAGTCAACACCCGCGCCAATATTAGACCAGCAGGGCCAGCCGCAGATTGACCCAATGACCGGCCAGCCGATGATGGGCTACAACGGCAGGATCAAGATGACAGAGAAAAAAACCGTCATCAAGGTCGAATCCTTTGCTCCTGAAGATTTACTGGTAGCACGCGACTGGACCAGTCCGCTGCTTGACGAGTGCCCGTATGTGGCCCGCATGATGCTGGTCAGCCTGAGCGATGTCAAGCTGATGGGCTTTAAAGACGTCACGGCCATGGAGCTGCGCGCCAGCGACCAGTCTGACTACAGCGCCGACGCATCGTTTCGACTTAGTAAAGTCAATCAGGCCGACGCGCTATTTAGTGAACATCGCTACGATGAGCAAACTGACGACGACTCTATGGCCGAGGGCTGGCTGCGGCTGGAGTACATTCTGGCCGATGTCGATGGCGATGGCATTGCAGAGCGGATTTGCGTTTATCGGCTGCGGGACAAAATCCTCAAGACCGAGGTTTGCAGCCACGTCCCGATTGCTACATTCAGCCCAATATTGAACACGCATCGCTGGGACGGCATGAGCATGTCCGATGTGGTGTCAGACCTGCAAAAGCTGCACACCGAATTGTTGCGGCAGACCCTGAACAACCTGTACCTGACAAACAATCCGCGCACCAAGGTGCTGACGGATGCCAATTGGAGCCCGCTTGCCAACATTGATGACCTGCTTGACAGCCGTGCCGGCGGCATTATCAGGCAGCGCGACGCCAATGCAGTCACCGAGCAGGTAACGCCCTTCAGCGCTGGCGCATCCATGCCGATGCTCGAATATGTGGAGCAGATGCGCGAGACCCGGACCGGCGTCAGTCGCACCAGCCAGGGGTTGAACCCGGACTCACTCAACAACACCGCCACCGGTCGGCAGATCGACGCCAGCGCCGCAGCGCAACGCATTGAATTGATCGCACGCATCGCCGCCGAGACGCTGCTCAAGCCCATTTTCCGTGGGATTTTGAAACTGTTGACCGAAGGCGGCATGGAAAAGCTGGCGTTCCGGCTGCGTGACGAGTTTATCGAGTATGACCCGAACGAATGGCGCGACCAGTACGACATGACGGTCAACGTCGGTCTGGGAACCGGAGACACACAGCAAAAGGCCCAGCAGTTGATGATGATTTTGCAGATGCAGCAATCGGGGCTCGCACTGGGTCTGGCAACACCCAAGCATATCTACAACGCCCAGGCCAAGCTGGTAGAAAACGCCGGTTTCAAGGACATTCAGAACTTCATTCAGGACCCGGACAAAGCGCCTCCGCAACAACCGCAAGTGCCGCTGCCGTTGCAGATCGAGCAGATGAAGCTGCAAGGCGCTCAACAGACGGAACAGCTCAAGGCACAACTGGCCGATCAATTGCAACAGCGTGAAATACAGCGTGATATTCAGCTAGAGCAAAACAAGCAGGAGATGCAGGCCAGAGACACCATGAACACGCAACTGCTTGAAGCTGAAAAAGCCAAGCTGGACGCGCAGATTGCGCAGGAAAAATACAACTCAGACCAGATGCACTCAATGCAGTTGGAGCAGATCAGGCTGGATTCAGCCCGCATGATTGCAGAACTCAAGGCCGCAACAGATATTGAAGTTGCAAAGATCAAGGCGCTGAACACGCTCGACAGCATTTCATTGGGTGCGCAGAACGCAGCCGGTCTTGAGGTCTCCTCGACGCTGGGTGACCCAATGGCGCAACAACCAGAGGGTTTGACATGGCCGCCATGTTGCAGGCCATGAGCGGAAAAATGGACGCCATGCACGCACAGTTGCAGGCACCCAGAAAGATCGTCAGAGGCCCGGACGGCAAGGCTGTAGGGGTCGATATAGGCGGGATGGTAAAGCCGATTAACAGAGACGCCGGTGGGCGCGTACAGGGCTATTAACCCAAGGAAAACATCATGAGCATCGTTTACGCAGCAGCAACCAAAACCGCCCGCATGACGGCCATCGTGACCGCCATCGGCGCATCCGGCAAGCTCAAGCTGTGGGCCGCTGACGGCACCACGCTGCTGGCCACTTTCACCCTTGCGGCCACGGCAGGAACAGTTTCCGGNTCCGTCCTGACGTTCTCGGATGCCAATGGCGCAACNGCGGGCATNCTCAACACCACGGCCAGCGCGGCAGGCACGGCAACCAAGGCCAGCATCACGACCTCAGCCGACGTCGATGTGGTGACCAATGCGCTGACGGTCGGCACCACGGGCACCGATATTGTGCTGGACAACAACGTGTTCACCCTGTCGCAGGCGATCACGATCAATTCCGGCACGCTCACCCACGCGTAAGGGTTGATATGACCTTACTCGCACAAATCCAGGCGCTGCCAGCCGCTTTGCTGGCGACCAAAGATGAGGTGGCTATCGCCGCCGCGCTGAGCGCAGGCCGCACCCGGCTGCAACCCAGGCTGGGCGGTATTGGTCTGGTGCTCGACACACTCGGGCCGGTCGATGGCGCTGCGCTACTGGACAACCTGCAAGCGCTGTCTGCCACCAACTCGATTGTCAAGTGGGCCTTTACGCTGCTCAACCGGGGCGATCTTGATTTTGGATCCGCCGGCTTTCAGGGCATGGCCGCCTCGCTGATTCCCGGACCTGCCGGTGCTGCCTTGATGGCGACCGCTCAAGTGCCTGATCCGGTTGATCCGATGGCGGTGCGCCTGGCGATCTGGGCCGATGACGGCACCTCACTGATTTAAGGACCCCCATGAGCACCACCACCCCCGTAAAAACCGCACGAACCCTCATCGCAGCGGCCACCAGCAACGCCGCAGCGGCGACCACACGCGGCACGCTTGACCTGCGCACGACCCATGGCGGGCTACTCACAATCAAACTTACCAACGGAGCGACCGGGCCGACGGTGCAGGCGACGGCCAATGTGCTGGTGGCGCATAACGCCGGCGCAACGCCGACGGCTGGCAGTGCAGGCACTGATTGGAAAACCCTCTGGAGCTTTGGCGGTGGCGTGACTGCAAATGCCATTACCGAGCAGAGCATCGCGGTTGACGCTGGAGTGATGCACCTTGAGGTTGAGGTAACAGGCAACACCGGCCAGGCCGTGGTGTGCGAGGCATTCCTTAGCGAGATCACAAACTTCACCACGGTGTAAGCCATGCTGCTGCGCGGAACACGCCTAAGCCAGCCGCAGGGCAGAGCCGAGATTGACTGGAGCAATCCGTTTACCAATGGAGTGCTGCTGGCATTTAACGGTGCGACGCCGACCTATAGCCCGATTGCCGGGCCTCAGTACACTCTCGAAACGGGCGTAACGCTTAAAACCGGGCGTACCGGTATTGCGACAAGATCGGCCAACGGCGGCAACTTCACTCCCTACGGTGTGGCTGTTGCCAATGGGCCGACCATCCCTGCGTCAGGAATTGCCTCTGGTCCGCTGTTGTCGCACCTTTTTGTGCTTGACAAGTGGGTAAGTTCTGCCGGCAATACGGTTGGCTCAGCCCTTTTTCTGAGCTCTGGCAGCGCGTATATCTCCATCACAAGCACCGGCTTTGTGGTTATCGGCTACTCTAGTACGGCCCTTCTGACCTCAAGCAATTCGATTGCCAGTGGGCAACCAGCCGTCATACTGGCAGAGATCAGTCCAGACGGCTATCGTATCGTGCTGAACGGCGTTGAGACGACAGGCGCCAGAACAAACTACAACTTTGGCGGATTGATCACACGGCTGTGCAACGGCCAGAGCGGACAGGGCAACCTGATTGCCGAGTTCAACCTGATCGCCATCGCTGCCGGTCAGAGCTTGGGGCCTCTGCTTGCCAACCCCTGGCAGCTATTCAGGCTTGTTTCAAGGAGTTTGTTGATCGGGACGGTTGCGGCGGGCGGTGGGGCAACAGGCACACTGGCAGCAACTGAAAGCGGCACCGATACCGGCGCATTCAGCGGCTCGCTACTCGCTCAGGGTGCGATTGCAGCGACCGAGGCGGCAAGTGATACAGCGGCGTTCGCTGGCACAGCATTGGCGCAAGGCACGCTTGCATCGACCGAAACAGGATCAGACACAGCGGCATTTACCGGCAGCGCAATTGAGACTGGAACCGGAACCCTTGCGGCCACTGAATCTGGCACAGACGCGGCGGCGTTTACCGGCACATTGCTGTCACAGGGGTCGATTGCAGCTACTGAATCGGCTGTAGATACAGCGGCATTCAGCGCCTCGGCACAGGTACAGGGAGCGCTTGCAGCAGTTGAAACCGGAAGCGACACGGCTGCTTTCTTTTCTGCCGAGCAAATATCTACCCGGTTTGGAATCTCGTACGAAGGCTACACCGCAAAGCGGCCAGGCCATAGGACGCGGAGTGTCATCAAGAAAAAGGTCATTCAGGCTGCCGCAAAAGTGGCTGCGCTTGCCGAGACGGTTGAAAACTATGAACAGCATAAAACGCGTTATCGCGGGTTGATGCTGGAAGAGTTGAGTCAGCCGGTCTGGAACGCCGAGTTTGAGCGAATCATCCAGATTCAGCTTGAATTGCAAGAAGAAGAAGACCTGATTGCATTGTTGCTATGAACGGGAAATAAATGTCGAAAGAACAAAAAACGCTGCAACTTGGCATTGATGCCACTCAGGTGCTGGACAACGAAGCCTTCAAGCAGGCCATGACACAGCTCAAAGAGGCGGTTGTGTGGCAGTGGAAAGAGTGCCCGGTACGCGACCGCGAAGGCCAGATGCTGCTGTTGCAGCTTGCCAAGCTGTCCGACAAGTTCGAGGCAATTTTGGTCGGCATGGTGGAAAACGGCAAGCTTGCCAAGCACAGGATTGACCTTGACAACCTTCGTGACGAGTCAAAAGTGCGCGGTCTGCTCAGGAAAATCGCCTGATGTCATTGTGCCGAATCTACTTTGATGTGTGCATGCGGGCTGCCTGTGAATTCGATGCCGACATGGCAAGAAACAAAAACCTTGCAAAAAAGTACATCCACCTCGTTTCGCCCCTCGTCTGGGATAGAGACGAAAAAGAAGAAACCAGCCCGGACAAGGCGTGGTGGCTAGGCGCAAGGGCCTTTGAAATCGAGATTCGCGACAAGTTGATCGCCATGCAAGCGCGCGGCGAACTCCCCGGAATAAAACTACCAGTTACCGGCTAGGCACCTAGCTTTTTAGCGAACGCAGCGATGCGCCGCAGGCCCTCTTGGTGCAATGGAGGGGGTTTTTGAAAGAAACCAAAATGGACGGACAAGCAGAATCTGCACCCGAACAAGGCGGCTTGATTGATCTCGCTTCGTTCCTGGACACTCCCGTAAAGGAATCCGAAAAAAAGGAAGACGAAGACCAAACTACAGAC